TAATCGTATCCCAAACTTCGCCTGCCTTAGTGCTAATCGGAGTCCAGATAGTATCGTCGAACCAAGTGCTGGCATCTTGCCAAGCAAGCTTGATATCGTCCCACACGCCCGTTACTTTCCCGCTAATCGCATCCCAAGCTTCGGAAAAGAAAGTTTTTATTGGCTCAGTTACATTTTCGTTGAACCAATCAGAAACAGTTGTCCAGACTTCTTCAATCTCTGTCCACGCATCAGCAGCAAACCCCTTGATGTCGTCCCAAGCGTCTGTAAACCATTCCTTCAACGGGGCGATAATTTTATCAGTGAACCAGTCTTTAGCTGCATTCCAAGCATCCTCAATTCCCTGTTTTAACCCGTCGATAATATCATCGCCGAATTCCGCCATAACCGTTGATGGTGATGATATGCCAAATGCCTTTTTGAATCCGTCGATGAAAGGCTGTACAACTTTTTCCAGCAGCCACACATCAACAGCGTGGATAGCGTTTACTATTCCGTCTTTTATGCCCCCCCAAATATCGCCACCAGCCTCATCTTTAAACTCGCCCCACTTCTCTTTGGTGGTATTCCATGCCTCTTTCAAGGATTCCCATATTGCAGTCCCAAGTCCAACTACAATTCCAGCTGCCGCCCCAAATGCAGACCCCAATAACTCAAACACCCTTGATACAACTCCCGACCAGTCAACCCCAGACAAAAAGCCCCATGCAAATTCAAACGCGCTTTTGACCCCTTCCCAAATCGTTGTACCAACGTTCTGCCAATCGACCTCCTGAAGAAACCCGATGCCGATGTCTAACATGCCTGTGAAAATATCACTTAATAAGCCGCCAGCCTGTTTCCCTATTTCTCCATAATCAATGTTTGTAATGAACGACTTGACAGAAGAGACGACTTTGTTGAATTCATTTCCTATGTCGGCGCCGAGTTGTTGGAAGTCAAATTCTTGGACAGCCTCGCGCGCCGATCCCAATGCGCCTAAAATCCAGTCAGACACTGTTTTACCAAGCGTAGAAAGATCGCCAGTCTTGAACATATCGAACAGACCGGATAGCTTTAGCTTGAACTCCTCCAACTTTATAGCAAGCTCGTCAAGTTCCTCTTCAAAAGGCGTGGTGTCAGGCGGCTCGATCGGCAGCACTTCTCCGCCCCCCCCGCCTCCACCGCCGGCTGCTTTTGGCTGCGCCAACACATTCAGCTTATCAAACGGAGCCAGCGCTCCTTTGGCGGCATTTCCGGCTTCTTCAGCAGCGTCTCCAAGTTCCCCATACGCCTCCGCCCCATCTTCGATAGGCTGCGTGTCTACCGCACCAACGTTTGTCCCAAAGAGCAGGTTCATCACCCGCCCAACAATGTTGAACAGGTATGTAAACCACTTGACTAATCCAATAATCTTTGGCAGGAGCTGATTTAAGATTGGAATAAGCATATTCCCGACTGACACCTTCAAATCAATCATGGCTGCGGTAAGCTGAGCAACCCTGCCAGCATAAGTTTGAGTATACTCGGCGGCAGCCCCAGCATAAACAGCCCCCTCTCGCATAAAGCCATAGTACTCAGCCAGCATCTTCTGTTCTTGAGTTAACGACGAAATGGTTGCGCCTATTTCCTTTGCGTAGGCTTGCCACATTTTGTACATGTTTTGTTCGATACCAGACGAGTCTGTAAGGATAGACCGTTCAGTCCGCAAGCCCATGGTAGTCTTCTCAATGGCGTCGCCTATATCGAGCTGCCCTTTACGCAAATAGACCGCGCTGTCTTTCATAACGAGCAGCATTTGTTCGAGCTGATCTGTATCATAACCGCGCGCAAGCATGTTTTTATAGGCTTGCTGCGCATTCATCATCGGAACTAAGCCGTCTTCGGTAAACTCTTTCAGAAAGTCGCTGATGTGCCCAATGTCTCTACCATAGGCATTCGCCATGTAACGCAAGCCCTGCCAGCCAGCTTCCATCTGCATGGCAGTCTTTACACCTTCCTTGCCGAAATTTACGATTTGCCTAACGCCAAAAACCGCGCCAATCGTGGCCGCCAAACGCCCCAAGCTGGACATCATGCCTTTCACGCCAGTGTCGAAACCCTTGCCGTCAATGCGCGTATTTATCCGTATACTTCCGTCATACACGGGCAGCCTCCTTTCTCCCTTCCCAAAAACGCTTCTGATCCTCTTCTGGTAAAAGGCTGATAAACTTGATCTCTTCAGGATCAAGCTGATCATAGACCTCCGATTGTTCTACCAGGAAATCGTCCCCCATGTCTGCCACAAGCCGCCGCTCTTCATCCGTTAACTTTCCATCATAATAGCGCTTCCGCAGGCTTACCATCGAATTAAAGGCTGTTTCCGCTCCGAGATCGAGAAATAAAGCAATGAAACGCCACCAGTGCATATCCGCAGATTGTAGATCAACCCCATGTGTCTGAGAGAAAGCGGAGTAAATAAGCCGAGCGTCTTTTCTGAAAGAGTAAAGTCGCGGCTTGCCCTCAGTATCCTTTTCTGTATCATCGCCNGCGTTGAGAAACCTTACCGCCTTTTCTACAGCCCTCTGATAGAAACNGNTGTCTCTNTCAGCAGGGAGATCAACATAAAGTCGGTTGAGCATTAGATAAGTGCGCTCGTCCTGATCAAACTCAGGATTTTCAAAGTCAGCCATTATCTGTAACCCAACGCGAAAGTCAGCATTGACGGCAAATATTTCGCCGTCAATTTCAACCGCATCGGGAAACTGCTCAATCAGAAAGCTGTTCACCTTAGCTCATTACTTTCTTACCTGGCTTCTTTTTCAACTCGGCATTCAGCTTCTTCTCTCGATATTTTGAGATATGGGTCAGAACTGCCTTGATTACTTCACCATACGCTTCTGGATTGAACGTGTTTCCAAAAAGACGGTGGCAAGTGCCAGCCCCAAATACTGCGTCCATACCTTCAATCACATGATTGGCAAACTCAGTTTGAATGTCAATCAAAGCTAAGGCAGATAACGGCGCGCCATTTTCGTCCTCGCCCTCAAGCGCGCGCGCCTCTGCTTCCTTGACCTCAAAGTCTTTTTGCTTCCCATTAAGCGAACCGTATAAGACCTTCAGCCTCCCGTAGAAGTTCAGGTCTTCAGCGTCAAACGTGATCCACCTGGATTCGTCGTCATTGATGCACAAGGTTCGCTGACTGTCAGTTTTGATATTAATTGATTCCATCAATTATTTACCTTTCTATGTGGGGCTGCTCTTGTAGACAGCCCCATAAGATATTGTTGTTGTTACTAAGACGCAGTAAAGGTTTTGGTGCTTGGAATGAATGTCCCAAACACGGCGTCGCCAATCACGCCAGCGGTTACTGAGTGCTTCAGCGTCTTAAGTGCTTCGTCTCCGATCGTTTCAACCGAAACAGAAACTGCGTATTTCTTGGCTGGATACGCAAGGTTTGGCTCGGTTCCAGTCGGAGTCTGCCACAGTTGCACAGAGACAATGCTGGTCTCAACGTCGTCCAGAGTCTTGTCGCCCCATTCCAGCTCGGTCAAAAATTTTGACACTTCATCGGACGCGTCAACATTAATCTCAAAGGTGAACTCAGGAGCCAGGCTTTCAAGCTGCTTGCTGCCAACGTCGTCAGCAATATAGCCCTCCTCAAGATAGGTAGGGTTTTTATTGATGCTCAGGCTGGTAATGCCCGTGTTCATCAGGTTGTAGCTTGGAGTCTCGGTTGCCGAGGTGTCCATAAAGTGCTGTAGTTTTGATCTTTTTACAGTCATGTCGTTAAATCCTTTCGTAAGTAAGTTTGCAGGGCACTTCGTAAGTGCTCACATTAGATTCGCCCTGATCAAGCAAATAGCCTTGACCAAGAGCTTCGATTTCAAAAGCAGTTTCNCCACTGCTCAAGACCGGATAGTTTTCNNCTTCGTTTTGNTCGTCAAGCCACTTTCCAAAGCTTTCGAAAAACCCCATTGTTTGCAACCTCGCCAGATCATCCGCGTTTGAGGCNTTGACCTGAAGCGCAAACGGAAACTCGTACATCCCGCCTTTTGCAGGGTAGTTATATATTTGTTTATCGCCAGGTATCGGGAATATCCCATAACTATCCGGCGTCGGCTCTAACCAGTTAACCAGAGGCGTCAGCCCCATCTCGCCAAAACCTGGGTAAGTAGCAATGTAGTCCTGTAACGCTTGAATGATGGTTGTGCTTTCTTCCGCCATTATTTACTACCTCCGCCAGCTATTGCTTTAGCCTGTGTCACAATCTGTTTGCCACTTGACGACTTCATGCGCTTGAACCACCACGTTCCTTTGTTGATTTTCTTGCCCACTCCGTGTACCCTGCGCCAGCCATAATATTGCGGTCTTGTGTAAGGTCGCCCTTTGGCTCTCCACATCACCATCCCTGAGCCGATTCTTGTAAGCCTCCGTCCAGACATAAGCAATTCGCCTGTATCAATGGGGATATAATTTTCGGAATAGTAAAGCACGCGAGCATCAACAAACCTTTGCGCTCGGTTATAACGGGTGTTCCACTGCGATTTAAAAGCCGGATTCCACTTGACCAACATATCACCATAGCGGGTTTTGATGATTTTATCCTGTGGCTGTTCCACATAAACGATAGTCATTATTTCCCACCAATCTGAACGTGTTGTAAGGCTGGGGAACCGTAATCTTTCCAGTCCACAGTTCTCACCTGGATTGTGCGCGGATAAGCGGCAATCAAGGCGGTTGGGGTATAGCCTGCGCTCAACTCCTGGCTTACAACCTCAGGCACTAAATAATCGCCGATCTTGAAAGTCAATGACCCTGATCGGTTTGTGCCGTCTTTAGTTATGAACGGTACGTAGACAATCGCCTTATCCGAATCAACCAGACCAGATTTTGCAGTATTGGCAACCTTCTGAGCTTGCCACATGACCTCATCAACCACCGTGCGTTTGAAAACGTTGGCAGTCGAGGTCTTTGCGTACCAGGTCATTGTGTGCGGAAACTTGCTCATCACAACCTCTTATAGCGGTATTTGTTAAGAACGTCCTTCTCACTTAGCAACAAAGTCCGCGCAGCCGACACGCCTTTATCAGACTCGCCCGCTGTGCTTCCTGTGTCTTCATAGCTTTCAGACCAATCCCCGACACCCACAGACTTCACCCCGGACACAAAATCCTGCCGCAAGGCTTTCAATTGCGCTTGGTATAGCCGTGACGCTGAACGATAACAAACGCCTTTCACGTCGTCTGGAATGCTGGTGTAGCCATGGTCATAGGTGACGCTGATGTTGCGAGCGCCAACCGTCCATACATCGTGCTTCCGCCAAAGCACCCCGTTCTCAGCCAGGGCATAATAAGCAGGGTCGAGCAATNCGCCGCTAACCTCTACNCTCGCAATTTTAGTCACCGGNAGCTCTGGCAAAAATAGTTTGGNTGAGCCTGTACCGTCGAGTAAAACTGTATCNTCCTGGGACTGCTCGATGTTCTGGTTGCAGTAATTTTTGATTACCGCCGTCGCCTCTTCAATTGCCTGAAGCGCTTGTGCGTCATCCGTAGGGATNTTTGTCCCTAAAAACGTATTGATGTCACCTACTGAGCAAAATCCCATCGNTCACCTACTTCACTTTTCGTGCTGTGGACTTNTTAGCAACAGCCTTGTCCTCAACNGGGGTTTCCATCTTGTTCTCGACCTCGCCGGCAAANTCTTTTTCGCCAAGGCGNCGATATTTCAGTCCTTGCCTTTCNGCCTCTGACCTCAACATCTTGATGCCTTGATATTCGCCAATCGGCACAATCACAAGCTCGTCTCTTCCGTCCATAATCAATTCCTCTCAAGGGAGGGGAAAGATAGCCTCGCCCCTCCCCGTTCTAATTACCTAAAGTTTAGCCAGAGGTGGTAGCAAGCTCAACAAATGACTTCGGGCGTAAGACACCAAAAGCAGCACGAGCTTCAGCCAGTACCGCAATCAGGTTGCGAACAAAGAAGTCTGAGTGGCTATCGCTAATGCTGACGGTTACTTGCTGGCGATCCCACATTACAGCCTGTTTCCAGTTGCCTAAGTAGGCTTTGCCGGCGGTGATGTACTGAGACTCAACCACAGGAACGCGCCACATAGACTGCTGATAGGGCAGATAAGGCGCGGCGGCAAACAGGGCTAATTCAACTGCCTCCCAGTCTGTCGGTGCCATTACAAAAGCGGTCGGCTTGTCCAAACCATTCACAGCCAAATTGGTGATGGCTTTACGAGCGGTAGTCAAAATGTCCGTGGTGTAAGACTGGGTCAAAATGTTCGGCGTATTCACTACACCAACAAAATCAGGGGCCGCGGCGCCGTTCAAGAGGTTATCTTCAATTTTATCTTTGAT